GAGTTGATGCAGAAGATGTATGATGATCGTGTTATCTTCAAACAAAAGATGATCGAGGCAAAGAAGGAATACGAAAAAACACATTCGGAGCAAGCGAATAAAGATATATCTCGCTATCACAATATGCAGATGGCAAAGAAGATTCAGTTGAACTCTGCTTATGGTGCTCTGGGCAATCAGTATTTTCGTTGGTTCGACATGAACCATGCCTCTGCTATCACGCTGTCTGGTCAGTTGGCCATTCGTTGGATTGAGAAGAAGATCAATATATACTTAAATAAGTTGTTCAAAACGAATGAGGTTGATTATGTCCTGGCATGCGATACGGACTCGATGTACATTACTCTTGATAAATTGGTCTCTACGGTGTTTGCTAACCGAGATAAACCTCCGAGTGACAATGAAATCTCAAAGTTCCTGGATAAAGTATGTTCTGAGAAGATTGAACCTTACATTGATAGTTGCTACCAGGCACTCGCTGATTACGTTAATGCATTTGATCAGAAAATGAAGATGAAGCGTGAGGCAATCGCCAACAAAGGTATTTGGGTTGCCAAGAAGCGCTACATTCTAAACGTGTACAACAATGAAGGTGTCGAGTACGCAGAGCCCAAGTTGAAGATGCAAGGCATCGAAGCAGTTAGATCCTCTACTCCTTCTTCGGTACGTTCAAACATTAAGAAGTCGCTGTCTATTATTATGAATAAAGATGAGAAGACTCTACATGAGTTCATCGACACCTTCAGAGTTGAGTTTAACAAACTTCCGTTCGAAGACATTGCATTTCCTCGGGGTTGTAAAGGTGTCAATAAATATACGGATGCAAGTCAAATTTATAGGAAGGGTACACCTATCCATGTTAAGGGTGCTCTTCTCTATAACAAGTTGCTTGATCAGAAAAATCTGGGAAAGAAGTATCCTAGAATCTCGGAAGGCGATAAAATCAAGTTCGCTTACTTGAAGATGCCTAACCCGATCCATGATACTGTAATCTCAGTTCCTAGTGTGATGCCCAAGCAGTTGGGCCTTCAAAACTATGTTGACTATGATATGCAATTTGAAAAATCTTACCTTGATCCGCTTAGAAATATTCTAAGTGCTATTGGATGGAATACTGAACAAACAATCACTATAGAGGATTTCTTTTAATGAATGACGATTACGAATTAGGTTACAGAGACGGATACAAAGATGGAGACCGTGATGGGTTTGCTCGTGGATGGCATGAGGCAATGCGAACTGTAAATGATGAGAAGCCAAAGGTTCCACGACCACAGCCTATTGATACAGATTCCTAAGAGGATACTATGGCTGTAAAATTAAATGAAGAAGATGATTTTGGATTCTCGCTTGTTAGTGAAGCAGAATTAAAAACAATCGAGTCGCAGCTCGCTGAAGAACTAGCACAGCAGCAAAAGACGGCGGCAGCGAAAGCGGCAGAGGCAGCACAATTAGCTCAAACGGTGCAGATGACAAATGCACAGGCACAGGCAAAATTAGATGGTTTAGTCAAAATGATAACACCACTGATCAATAATTTGATGCTTGATCCTACGAAAGAATATGTGTATTGGCCTGATCGTGCTGCTAAGATGAAAGCATTTAAAGCAAAACTGGATGCATATTTAAAGCAATGATCAACTACATAGCTCTATTAGTAGCATTAACACTGTCTGGTGTTGCAGGGTGGTATTCAATCATAGGATTGACTGCCATCTTTTCTGCTTCATTTTGGCCTGTTGTTATTATGGGCACATCACTTGAAATTGGCAAGGTTGTCACTGCATCATGGTTGTATCGCAACTGGCATATAGCTCCACGAGTTATCAAGTATTACTTGACAACTGCTGTCATCGTTCTTATGTTCATCACAAGCATGGGTATCTTCGGATTCCTATCAAAGGCACATATTGAGCAAACAATAAGCACTTCTGATAACACTGTTCTAATACAACAGATAGATTCACGAATAGAGCGTGAAAATAAGAAGATTTCAGACGCAAACATTGTTATTCAGCAACTAGATAACTCTGTAAAGGTTCTTCAGGACGCAAACCGTATGCGTGGCAAGGATGGTGCTATTGCCGTTAGAGAAAAGCAAAAAGAAGAACGTGCTCAGTTACAGGCAACCATCGATGATGCATTAAAAGCAATTGATGTTTTGCAAGATGAAAAAACAAAACTTTCTGTAGAACAAACAAAACTAGAAGCGGAAGTAGGACCGCTCAAGTATATCGCTGAGTTAATTTACTCAAATGCAGATAAGAATCAATTAGAAGCAGCAGTTCGATGGGTCATTATTATACTTGTTATGGTGTTTGATCCTTTGGCAGTTCTTTTATTGATCGCTGCAAATATCGGTTTACAAAATAAAAGACCTATGATACAAAAAACTATACTCCCTGCACCTGAGAAAAAGCGTGGACGTCCTCGCAAAAAAGGTACTGTTGAGATTGATGAAAATTCCATAATGAAATTTTAATGAGGTACCAATGTCACTTAGAGATAAGTTAATCAAAAACAGCACAATCGAATTTACAGATACATTAGCAGACAGCAAGATTTTTACGAAGAAGGATATGATTCCTACTTCGGTTCCGATGATAAATGTTGCGTTGTCAGGATCTGTTGATGGTGGTATTACTCCTGGATTGACTATGCTTGCAGGACCGTCAAAGCACTTCAAGACAGGTTTCGCATTGCTTCTCGCTGCTGCATTCCTTAAGAAGTATAGCGATGGCGTTATTCTTTTCTATGATTCTGAGTTCGGCACACCACAAACATATTTCCAGTCATACGGCATTCCGTTTGACGCAGTTGTCCATACGCCGATCACTGATATTGAAGAACTCAAGTTCGACATTATGAAGCAGATGAAGGAACTGCAGCGTGGCGAGCATGTTATGATTGTGATTGACTCCATTGGTAATCTTGCTTCGAAGAAGGAAGTTGAAGATGCGCTTGAGGAGAAGTCAGTCGCCGACATGTCTCGTGCAAAGCAGTTGAAGTCATTGTTCCGTATGATTACTCCACACCTTTCTCTCAAGGATATTCCTATGGTAGTGATCAATCACACCTACAAGGAAATCGGTTTGTATCCTAAGGATATTGTCGGTGGCGGTACAGGTTCATACTACGGTTCCGATAACATCTGGATCCTTGGTCGCCAGCAGGAAAAGGATGACAAAGAGATCAAGGGTTATCACTTCGTCATCAACATTGAGAAGTCACGTTATGTCAAGGAAAAGAGTAAGATTCCTATCACTATCTCATATGAAGGCGGTATAAACCGTTGGTCGGGATTGCTTGATCTTGCAATCGAGGGCAATTACATTGCAAAGCCAAAGACAGGTTGGTATGCGCTTGTTGATCGAAATACAGGTGTGATTGATTCTAAGAATATGCGTGCCGCAGATATTGTTGATAACAAGGAACTGTGGATGAAGATCTTCAAGGAAACCGATTTCGCTGACTTCATTAAGAAGAAGTATTCGTTGTCTACAGGTTCAATTATGCAGGATGAGGAGGATGTGAATGAGGATTGAGAAAACGATTCTTTCGAATCTAGTTTTCAATGAAGATTTCACACGCAAGACACTTCCATTCTTACAGATAGATTACTTTACTGATTATACTGAACGTACATTATTTGATTTGATTGATACGTATGTAAAAAAGTATAACAAGATTCCTTCTAAGGAAGCAATATCAATTGATCTATCAAACCGTAATGATATTAATGAAGATCATTTCAAATCGTGTAAATCTTATATCGATGAATTAGATATTGATCCATTAACACAATCGGATTGGTTACTAAATCAGACAGAAAAGTTTTGTCAAGACAGAGCAATTCACAATGCGATCTATGAGAGCATTAAGATTCTAGATGACAAAACAGGTGCGAAGGCAAAGGGCTCTATTCCAAAGATCCTATCCGATGCACTAGCAGTTTCTTTTGATAGTAGTATTGGTCATGACTTTCTAGAGGATTATGGTCCTCGCTATGATTTCTATCATATGAAGGAGAAGCGAGTACCCTTTGATTTAGAATACCTAAATAAGATAACGAAGGGTGGTTTGCCAATCAAGACGCTAAACGTTGCGTTGGCAGGCACTGGTGTAGGTAAATCATTGTTTATGTGTCACTGTGCTGCAGCGAATCTCACTGCAGGACTAAAGGTGCTCTACATAACAATGGAAATGGCGGAGGAAAGAATTGCTGAACGTATTGATGCTAATTTGCTTAATACTCCTATTGACGAGTTGGAGTTGTTACCTCGTGACGTCTACGAGAAAAAAGTCACTCGGGTACGTGAGAAGACAAACGGTAA